GATGAATAGTTTGGCTTTGGTCTATTCATAAATTGTTTTCTAGCTCTCAAAACTTGACCGTAATCCATACCCTCAACAAAATCACTTTCATTCATACATTTATTGACATAGTCCATGAATGATTTATTTGTTTTAGTTCCCCACTCTTCAACCATTTCTTTAAATTCATTTTTACTAAAAACTGAACTTAGGTTAACCAATGTCATAACAGTGTCGTCATGTCCAACATCGGCTGCGTATCTAACATTACCAGAAGTTGTAGTATGTTTAACAAAAGTTGTTATCTCTCTAATGTTATCTTCATTAGTAACTATTAATCCCTTTGTTTGCATAAGTTCTTGATAATCTTTAACCATCATATTCTTATTGTCACCAACTTTTAATCCAACTTTTTCTTCATTTGAGTCAATTCTGTGTTTATATCTAACGAATATAGAAGATCCATATTGATTATTACCGTCAAATACATGAGGCATTTCAGCCAAAAGAGTATTACCATAGTTATTTAACTCCAATACGATCTTAACATTTTCTGGATTAAAATATTCAAAGGCAATTAAGTATAACAACTCGGCTAATTGTTTAACCGAAATAAAATTATTTCGATAGATCGCTATCTGTTCAAGTCTGAAAAAATCAACAATAGATTTATACTTATACTTTTGATCTTCTATTAACTCTACCGACTTTTCACTAACTTTAAATATGTTTATAACTGAGTAATCTTGTCCTAAACCCTCAGATATATCAACAGACATTAAGATTTTATATTCTTTTCTTTTAATTGGAATAAATACGTCGTCATCATCTATCCATTTTAAATCTTGATAACTAAATCTTAATTTCTTAAGCTCATCTAATTCAGAGAACTCAAAATGTTTTTTACCTCTCAATAAATCTTCTATAATAGCCTCATTTAAAAGTGATTTACTACCATTAATAAATCTAAGACCATATTCTTGATTGAAGGCATCTTCACCACCAATATCTTTAACAGCTTCATCTTTCCAAGTTGTTATTTCTGATATTGCTAATATTGAAGTTTCTAATCCATTTTTATCAATAAAGTTAAGTGATTTAACCATCTCATCAGTACATCTATCGCTATTAAAAATGTGTATTACATCTTTCTGAATATCAATATTGAACTTCATATCAACTTTTGTTATATCTCCCCAGGTTTCTTTAGATAATTTGTAAATATCTTCAGCCTCCACACCATACTCATACATTTTATGAGCGTTCAATCTAATATAGGTAACAAAACGACCAGGTACTTGATACCAATAAACCCTCATAGGTTTATAGTTATTCTTTAATGGATCGCCATCAGGTCTCTCAGCATCCGTAAGTAACTTATGAAATAAGTTCATACCATTCGGAGTTGACGTAATAATAATCTTTGAGTTTTGAACTGCTGATACAGTTGGAAAAGCAGCCGTATAATAAGGTTCGATGATATTAGATGGAATGTGAGCAAACTCATCTAAGTATAAAAGGTCAATGGTAAAACCGATTGCTGGTGTTTTTGTTCTCGCTGAAGTTTTAATTCTACATCCATTCTCAAATGTTAATGATTTCTGGTTCCAAGTTTTAACACCCGGTTTCAAAAAGAAAGGAAGTAGTGTATAAATTGATTTTACTTTATCAACAATCTCAACTGCCGTATCACCTTTATTGGCAACAATCATCACGTTTTTATCATTGTTGAAAAGTATAGTATGTAAAATAAAAATTGCGGATGAAACCGTCTTACCTACCTGACGAGAAGCCATTAAGATGTTAAATCTATTCTGAACAAAATTATCTAGTATTTCCTCTTGGTAATCTCTCAATTTTATTGAACCAATACTACCATCTTCTCGTTTTGTTTTACAATATTTTTCTGTAAAATAGTGTATATCAAGAGCACATCTAATATATTCTTGTTGTTCGTCAGCACCCATTCTAAATGATACACCAGAACGTTTAATACCAACTTCTCCTTTTAACCAAGGGTTTTGGTATCTCTTTAAAACGATACCATCATTTATCTTATCAGTAGCATCATCAACAAGTTTAGTAGTAAAGACCATCTGTCTTTCTTCTTCTACATGTTTTTGTTTAGCCATAATTTTTCTTATTTATAGTTTTTTTATATATAAAGTATAAAAAGTGGAAAAAATACACTTTTTTCTAATAATATATACATTATGGGAAGAAAATCAGGTATTAACAAATTGAAAGTAGGATTTTCAATAGATATTGATACTTATCAAGAATTTGAGAAGTATTGTGAAGGAAATTATATAAATAAATCAAAGTTAATTGATAAAATACTTAAAGATTTTCTTAAAAAACAAAAAAGTAAAGTAGAGTAGAATGTCTAAAACCGACAAAGAAAGAAATCGAATAAAAGATGAGTTCGAACAAATACAATCAGAATCATTGGATTTTGACATATCAAATCATTTAGCCAGACCAGAAGACTTACCAGATTTGGGTGAGATAGAGATTTATGACTATGACTCAGACCTAACAGTAGCATCTCAACAGTCAATGGACGTATTAGAAACTCTTGTTGATTTATATTTAGGAGATGTTCCTAAACTAAAAGAACATCCTTACATAGCTAACAAGATGAAAGAAGATGCTATGGTTTATGCCGAAGGTATTTTCTTATCAAAAATGACAAGAAAGAACTTCTTAAATCAATTAAGACAAGTTGACAATGGTGATAATTCTGCTAGAATGCACGAAGTTGTCAATCAAACTATTGGTCAAATAAGAGAAAACTCTAAGTTTTTGAGTGGACAAAGAACAGAATTAGAAAAATTTTACAAAACTCTAAGAAAAGATTTGGGTTATGAGGAGATTGATAATTCTAGTTCAAAATTAGAAAGTGAAGAATCAACTGAAGACACACCGGAAAATCCAAATGGTGTTATAACAAGTAGTAGAGATTTAAATGAGTTGATAAAACAAGCAATGTTAAATAAAGAAGACGATAAAAAAAAGAAAGGTTAATTAACCTTTCTTCCAATTAAAACTTTCAAATGTTTTTATTATATTAGGTACTTGTAAAAGTACCTTTTTTGTTTGTAGTCTATTCACAACATTAGGACTTACATAGTTTACATAAAGATGATTCTCTTCATCTTTTAATTTTTTAGTTATCTCATCACTTACTGTCTTATCGGTGTTATCTAAAACGACTTTAAAAAAGTCATTTAATGTAGTAGATAGATTCACAGAGTCTATATCATCATCATAATAATAAATATCATCATAATTTTCAATCTCTTCATCAATAAATTTATCACCTTCTGTTTTATAACCAACTAAGTGTTGTAATAAGATTCTAACTTTCTTAAATGTTATATCATCCTGGTTTCTATTATAAAATGTTTCTGATATAAAATAGTAGTTTTTTATTTCAAGTCCTAAATCATGTAATTTATCCTCTATCTTACCAATTATTAGTTCATAATTCTTTTTGTTATTCTTAGAACATATGATATAGATATGATCAGTTGTATTCTTAATATGATTAAATAAATCTAAATTTATCTCATAGTTTAAATCTTTAATAATCTCAGAATTTGAAAACTCTTGCATAGAAAATCCTAAATTACTCAAATCAAATTTTATTCTTTTACTTTTAATTTTAATTTGATTCATAATCTCTTCTGGAAACCAGTAATTAGTTCCGTTTAATGACAATCTTTGATTATGACTTCTATAAATACCCTTTCTAATAAGATTAAAGTCGGATTGTGATATTTTAAGAATAGGGTTATTAGGATTCTTTTTATCTATAATCCAAACTTTGTTATCTATTCTAATTATTGTATCTAAGTCAAAAAAGTGAGCCTTCATTAATAATATTTATTAATTTTATATTTTATCTCGTGTGGTGTGTTATCATATCTAGAACCTTCATATTCTTTTGTATTCCACTCAATACCACCACTAAGTTCATTTTCAAAACTTTTACATTTACTACAAGTCTTTGGTGGAACTAAATCACCATTTTCATTAGTTATCATTTCATGTTCTTTATACTCGAACGTTGATTTACACCAAGGATTTTTACAAACTTCAAAATTTGACATAATAAATTATAGTTTTATTATATATTAAAATAAAAAACCCATCTTTTAGATGGGTTTCATTTTTTATCTTATCATATCTTTACTTAAAGCAAAATCATACAAAATAGGTAAGTTTAAATACTTTA